CCCACTAGCAACACCAACTAACGCTAATTTAACACAACTTAAAGAGGCTCTCTTTGAGAACCTTCGCTTACGTTTAGGCGGAGACATTGTTGATCTTGAATTAGATCCAGATCATTATGAAGCCGCATACGACTATGCAATTAAGCTGTATAGACAGAGAGCGCAGAACGCAACGGTAGAAAGCTACACTCTTATGAGAGTGGAGAAGAACGTTGATACCTACACTCTTCCCAGCGAATTCATCAACGTCCGCTGCTTATATCGTAGAACAGTAGGTCTTGAAACAGGACCAAGTTCTACATCGTTTGACCCGTTCTCAAGCGCCATTCTCAATACATACCTACTGAACTACAACTATACCGGCGGTCTGGCTACGTATGATTTCTATGCCGGTTACGTAGAACTAGCAGCCAGAATGTTCGGTGGATATGTCACCTTCACATTTAACCCTGTAACTAAAGTCTTGCGAGTTGTAAGAGACTTCAAGGGTTCAGGTGAGCGCATTCTCATTTGGGCAGATATTCAGCGCCCTGAGATTGAGTTGATACAAGACCCTGGCGCCGGCGTTTGGATCGGCGACTATACACTTGCAGTACTAAAGGGTATCATCGGTGAGGCTCGTGAGAAATTCCAATCAATCGCAGGACCAAGCGGCGGCACTTCATTGAACGGCGCTGCTATGAAGGCTGAGTCCAAAGCTGAACAAGAAAGATTGATTGATGATCTACGTAAGTATCAAGATTATTCCCAACCACTCACTTGGATTCAAGGATAAGGCTTGACAACACCCTCTTCTTGTGTTATATTCTAAGAATGATCATAGGAATTACAGGACTTATCGGTAGCGGCAAAGATACTGCCGCTGACTATCTTTGCACTTTTCATGGCTTTAAGCGCATGAGTTTTGCCAGCGCATTAAAAGATGCTGTAGCAATCATCTTCAATTGGGACCGTGAACTTCTAGAAGGTTCAACTAAGGCCAGCCGTGAATGGCGTGAGCAAGTTGACGAATGGTGGGCAGAGCGTCTTGGCATCCCTCATCTAACCCCTCGTTGGGTGCTACAGCAATGGGGAACTGATGTTGCTCGTAAGAACTTTCATAATGACATTTGGGTAGCAAGCGTAGAGAACAGACTACGCAATATCAAGGATGATATCGTAATCACTGATTGCCGCTTTGCTAATGAGGTAGATGCTATCAAGAACGCAGGTGGTATCACTCTTAGAACTCATCGCGGCGAAGATCCTGAATGGTATTTTGTTGCTGTTTCTCTTAATACGACTACCGACCCTGCACTTAAAGAAGTGTATAAGGACGGATTAGATAACAAGTTCAACGTTCATGCCAGCGAGTATAGCAGTGTTGGGCTAGCCTACGATTATCATGTTGACAATAACGGAACGATTGACCATCTACACAAGCAGATGGAATCAATAATCAACCGTTAAGTCTCCCCTCTTCCATGTGACCTCTTTGCGCTTGACTACTTCAATACAATTGAGGCATATGGTTCGTAGATTGCTAAACGCTACATTATTCAAATCGCCGTCGATGTGAAAGACGGTCATCTGACTAGGATACAGACTCTTAAAGCCGCACAAATCACAGTGCGGCTTTTTTTGATATCCAGCTTTCTCCCAACCGGGTCTTAATGGCTTCTTCTTAGCCTTCTTCTTGCCACAACTATCACATATACTGCGATAGTAGGTTTTGCCATTGCGGATGTAGTTTATCGCCCTATAATTCTTGTTGCAACTCTTGCATATGGGTTAAAGGTTCGGTTAAACCAAGTTTTTTGATTTATAAACTAAATAATCATTAGAATCTTGATAATGTATATATCAAGGTAGGTGGTAAACCTCATAATCATACGAAGGAAAAAATATTATGGCACTAGTATCCCCAGGTGTAGAAGTTACGATTACAGATCAATCACAGTATCTTCCAGCACCCACAAACTCAATTCCTTTTATTCTGCTTGCTACTGCACAGAATAAAGCAAACCCGAACGGCACTGGAGTAGCATCTGGTACTACAGCCGCTAACGCAGGCAAGCTATTCCAAGTAACAAGTCAGCGTGATCTTGTAACTCTTTACGGCGACCCGTTCTTTTACTCTACTTCAAACGGTACTCCAATTCAGGGTTATGAATTGAACGAGTACGGTTTGCTTGCTGCATACTCAGCACTTGGTATCACCAATCGTGTATTCTGCGTAAGAGCAGACATTGACCTAGCAAGTCTCGTGGGTCAGACTGGTCGTCCAAGCGGTGAACCAGCAGCCGGTTCATACTGGTTAGACACAACCTCTTCAACTTGGGGTATCAATGAGTTCAATGCTGTTACTGGACAGTTTGAATTGCAGCTACCTATCGTAATCACTGACCCAGAACTATTAACAGGTGGTTACCCCGTTCAATCAATAGGAACTCCTGGTGATTATGCAGTAAATGCAATCCCCACTTATGATTTCCCTAGCGCACCAACAGCAGTTCAGTTCTTTTATAAGAATAGTGCAAACGTTTGGGTGTCTATTGGTTCTCCGGAATGGTTAGCTTCATGGCCAACCGTTACAGGTTCCAACACTGTTACTACGTTTACTCCTGGTAATACTATCACTATCACAATTGATAACGGTGCAAGTGCAACTATTACTGTTCCAAGCTCACCCAATAACACTCTTGCAAATTTGGTATCACAAATCAATTCATTGGGATATGCATATTTGTCAGCCGGTTCAACTAATCAAAGACTGCAATTATTTTCTAAACAGCCTGCTTCTACACTTGGTGATCTTGTTCCCTATAGTTTAGGAATTTCAGGAACTGGTACTATTCTTACTACTTTGGGTATTCAAGCCGGAACTTATTATCAGCCTGGAGTTGCATATGGAACTTCTTCACAGCAACCTCTCTGGACTGCTGGACAGACATATCCTAGACCAAACGGTTCAGTCTGGTTTAAGGTTGGTACAGCCGGATCCGGTCTAAACACTGCGATTTCTGAGTGGGATAGCATTACTAATAATTGGGTACCTAAAACAATAGCTTATGCTACTTCAGATGTTAATGCTATTACTGCACTTGACTCAACTGGTGGTAAGAATATTCCAGCAGGAACTGTATACACGCAGTATAATTTCGATGCATCAACATCTGCGATTGACAATGATTCCCCACTATACTATTGGGAAAGAATTGCAACAGGTCCAACTGTAATCACCGGTAGTGTTACTAATCCACAATTCACTAATGGAGCATACACACTTAATGTGTGGGCATCAGTACCAGGATCAAGTATTTTAGGTGAATACACCGTTTCGCTAAACGATAACAGCGATGCTCAAGACTTCGTAGATGCTTGGAATAGTGCAGCTATACCGTTCACTACTGCAAGTGTTACCTCTGCCGGTGCAATTCAACTTACGCACACTCAGGGCGGAACAATTAATATGAGCGACTTTAGTTCAGTTGATGGTTTTAGCTCTGGCTTAATTGAGGACGCTGGATTTATTTCTGGTTCAACCCTAGGTGTTAAAACTGGATTTAGCTATGAAGTTAATTTCCAACCAGATCAAACATCAACTGATAGTGTTGATGGTGCAGGCTTGGTAGTCAACGTTCAGACTGCATATCAGAAGTATTATGTAAATCCGACCGCATTTCCAAATGCAGGTGGCGACTACTTAGTAGGTGATACTGTAACTTTTTCAGGAGCTGATTTAGGCGGTACAAGCCCAGCCAATGATTTGGTTGTTGTGGTAGAGTTTGAAATGACTGCAAACGAAGGTGCACCCGTAGCTGCTCCTGCAAACAACACTAACTGGTTCTACTCAGTAGTAGATCAAGTTGATATTATGGTCAACACTACTGCAGGTTGGAGAGGATATAGAAATGCCAACTATGACAGCAACGGTTTCCCTCTTCCTTCAGGATCAAACACAACTGATCCTAACGGACCAATCGTAAGTGCTACTGAGCCAACCGTACAGAGTGACGGAACTGCACTTGCGTTTGGTGATCTTTGGATTGACACAAGTGATCTTGAAAACTATCCAATCATCAATCGTTGGCAGCTTGTAGAAGGTGCCGGATCATGGGTAAGAATTGATAATGCAGATCAGACAAGTTCAACTGGTGTTCTATTTGCAGATGCACGTTGGGCACAAAACGGCACAACTGACCCAGTTGACGATCCGATCCCATCAATCGTTACTTTGCTAACCAGCAATTATCTAGATGTTGATGCTCCAGCAGACGAACTTTATCCAGTAGGTATGCTATTGTTTAACACTCGTCGTTCAGGCTACAATGTTAAGCAATATCGTGTGAATTATTTCAATGCAGAAAGATTCCCTGATACTTCATTGCCTACTGAAAAGAATACTTGGGTATCTGTTTCTGGATTGCAATCGAACGGCGCACCGTTCATGGGTCGTAAGGCTCAGAGAGCAATGGTTGTTCAAGCATTGAGAGCAGCAATTGATACCAATTCTGCCCTACGCCCAGAGAATGCAACTGCAATTCAAGCGTGGGCAACTAACGCAGCAGGCGCAACTTCAACAGGTGAAGAAGGTCTTGTAACTCGTGATACTTATATGGGTCTATTCTACCCATCAGGTATTGCCCCTGATCTATCAGGTAATCTCGTAGCAGTTCCCCCATCACACATGATGATCAGAACTATTCTACGTAACGACAACATTGCGTTCCCTTGGTTCGCCCCAGCCGGTACTCGTCGCGGTATCATTGACAATGCTACAAGCATTGGATATCTCGATAGTGCAACAGGTGAGTTTGTCTCAATGAGAACTAACATCGGAATTCGTGACGTACTGTACACGAATCAGATTAACCCATTGGTATTCTTCACTGGTAACGGACTATTGAACTATGGTAATAAGTCAAGCTTCAACTCAAGTTCTGCTCTTGACAGAATCAACGTTGCAAGACTTGTTGCTTACATTCGTCGTCAATTGACACTTGCAGCAAGACCGTTCGTATTCGAACCAAATGATGCATTGACAAGACAAGAGATTTCAGGTGTTGTTGAAACACTAATGGTTGATC